TAATTTCATCCCATAGTTATTAATGCCAGGTTTTACTACTAATCCCTCTTTTCTAATTAACTGGTTTGCTTTGAACTTTCTGTAGTTCACTTCATGATGATGCCTATTAAATTTCCAGACCAATTTAGCCACATCTGGGTGCATATCCACAAGCATTTGGCTCTTTGGTAAAGTTCCCTCTTTGGCATAAAAAGCATCTGTATTGCCTCCTTTAAGGGTCTGAGTTGTAGCTTTTTGCTGGAGAAAAGCATTAAATTGAACAGTGCAGAATCCATCCTTAAGCACTCTAAGACTCAAATCTGTGTCTTCATTGTATCTACCTCTCCATCTATAGGGTATGTCATTTTGGATTAGCAGACAGGAATAAATCCTGGTGTTCATGACAAAAGGTGGATGTAATGCTTTAGCTAAAACAAAAAAATCATAGTTAAATCCTGAAATATAAACATTGGTATATCTATCCACAAAGTCTTCAGCACATCTAAAAATTGATCCAGTATGGCATCTGACCATTCTGTTTCTGTTTAGCCTGCAAAAGTTTTCAATATTGTCATCCATGACCCAGTGCCTGTGAGCACCAAGGCTTATGGAATGTTCCCAGGCAAAGTTCCTAGCCCCTCCCGGCCCTTTGCTTTTGGTATTTCCAAGATTATCAAAGGTGTCATATTCATTCAAATACTTTTGTGGCAAGATAAGAATTTTGGTTGGGTCTATGACCTTGGCATAAATGTCAAATTCTTGTTCCTCAACCACAATGTAGTAAGGACAATTCATTTTCTCTAATGCCTTGCTGGTCAATCTGGAATCAGCTCTGCCTTTAGAAACAATGTAAATTGGGTATTTAGGATTCATCTACATACCTCAAATGGGCTACAGCTCTAGGTTCTGCATAAGGAAACCAGATTGTTTTGAGTTTGGGAGTTATCTTTTGACCCATCAACTCAGCAAACTTTTGCACATCTTCCTCATTCCTAAACCTAACATTTAAGACTCTATAAGGGGTAAGGTCTTCTTGAAAAAACTCTGGCATATCTTGCCATTCAGCTTGAGCTGTAATAATTTCACCAAATAAATCATATTTCATAATTCACCTTTGATATTTATGAGCAGTTAGACTTTTTCGCAGTTCATTTATTTTTTTTCTTATTTCATCAGACATTGGTGGAACATCTGGTGGTGGTAAATAAACTTGAGTTTCAATTCGTAATTTTGGACATTCCATCAATAATTTTTTAAATTGAATTAAATTTGGAGGTCTTTCAGGTAGATTTTCAAAAGCCCATCTAAAACAATCCCATTTTTCATGAAAAAAATTAAGCTCACTAGCCCAAAGTTCTTTGACTTCATGAATGTCATTTAATGCCCACATGGAATCCCAACTTGATCCATAGGTATTGGAAAGTCTTAAAAAAACCTTGTTTATAACTTCTATGGGTAGGCTCATTTCAGCTCCAATATGTCATTAGGGGTTATGTCAATAGTTGATCTTTTAGTTTTTCCTACCATTTCATCATGTCTAGCTTTTTTAATTTCTAAATCACTTTGGTAAAAAGATTTTTGTTTGTTTTTAGAAATATCTTGTCTTCTTACCCAATTTCTCCAAGTTGCTGACCAATCAGTTTTACTTGCATCTTTAGGTTTGGAAATCCAATAATCTTTAAAAGATTCAGCTATTTTTTGTGGATCAAGGTCTGGTCTTTCTGATCTACAAAAATTGTAATCATCCTCAGATAATTTCCAGTTTGGGGAAAGCCTTGAGGCTTTTGTCTTTACCTTTGTCTCTCTCTCTTTCTCTTTCTCTAACTCTGTCTCTGTCTCTGTCTCTGTCTCTGTCTCTAGACCATCATGTTGATATTCTTTTGATATCACATTGATATCATCATGTATCAGCCAATGATTTAGTTTAGATAAGCAATCTTTAGTAGTCTTTAATGGCAATCTAAGTCTAAAACTAAGTGTTTTTAACTCAGGTATATTTCCATCATCTTCAGAGGCAATAAGCCAAAGCATACAAAGAACTTTTGCAGACAAAGGATCAAGCTCATGCCAGTCTATGTCATCCAAAAGGTCACGATACAGTTTGACCCAGGGTGGTTTCCTGTCCTTAAAATGCTGAAATTTAGTCCAATTTTTTATTCTCATAAATGCTCCGCGTTACTCCCAGAAAAGAAACTAAGGCAGGAGGGGAGTACTCTTTTCGAAAGGGGGATCAATCCCTTTCTAGCCCAGTTTCAAAAAATTATATATTAAAATCTTGGTGTTTTATCAAACCACTCAGGTTTTAAGACTTTCAATTGCCAAATCCTGCCCTCTGGAATCTTTTTCCATTTGTGCACACTTTGTCTTTCCACTCCTAATAGTCTTGCTAACTTAGAAGCAGACCCAGCTAATTCAATTGCTCTTTGTTTTTCCATGTTGTAATTGTAAGACATAACTTACATAAAAGCAACACATTTAAATATTTTTTGTAAATTGTGGTTATTTAGTCAGATTTGGCTTACACTTAATTCATCAGCACAACAACTGATATTTTTAAATTAAAACTAAATTAAGGAAACATTATGAGCAATAGATCATTTTATGAACCAGATGATAATTATGATGAAGACCCTGAATATGCAGAATTAAGGGCTAAAGACTTTTTTGAAAAGCAGTATAGAAGTCATTATTTTGCACATCCACACTGCCAAGACCCTGACCATCCAGGATGCCCAAATTGCGAACCAGAGGATTTTGAAGATGACAATTAAATTTAGAAAAGGGAATATTAATCCCACAACAAAGACATTTCCAAGAACACTAGCTGAGGCATTTCCTGAACATCCAGAGCCAAATTTTGAGAATGAAGGGTTTGACAAGGAAGATAAGATGGTAATTACAGCTTGCATTATTATTTCAATTATTTTATTTATTTTAATTACATGGGGAACATTATGACTAATCAAGGTGGAAAGTTAATAGCAACAGCATTTGTAAAGGCACAGAGAGAGTTTGGACCGGCTTTAAAGTCCAGCACTAACCCACACTTTAAATCCAAATATGCAGACCTCTCAGCCTGTGTGGAAGCTGTTATTGATGCTTTAAATAACAATGGCATTGGCATGATGCAAAAGCTATATGAAAATGCAACTGGGGTGAGTGTAGAAACCATATTTCTGCATGAGTCTGGGGAAACTTTGGAGTGTGGTGTTTTGCATGTACCAGCAAGCAAGCAAGACCCACAAGGTTATGGCTCTGCTTTGACCTATGCAAGGCGGTATTCTTTAATGAGTGCCTGTGGCATTGCCCCAGAGGATGATGATGGCAACATGGCATCTAGAAAGCCAGAACCAAAATCTAATGTCAATGAATCTGAAATGGCTGATTGGTTAGAGGCAATAGCTCAAAGCCAAGATTTACCAGAGTTGCAGAAAAACTTTGTTAAGGCTATTTCAGCTACTGATGGTGATAAACCTTGGCAACTCAAAGTAATTGCTGTAAAAGACAAAATGAAAAAGAAATTGGAGGCTAAACAATGATTGAAATAGAACAAGGCACAGATGAGTGGTTTCAGGTTAGACTTGGAAAGGTCACAGCATCTAGAGTTGCAGACATAGTAGCTAAGACCAAGTCAGGCTATTCCACAAGCAGGGATAACTATATGGCTCAATTGTTATGTGAGAGGCTTACAAACAAGCCTGGTGAGTCTTTTAGCAACTCTGCTATGCAGTGGGGGACTGAGACTGAGCCATTGGCTAGGGCGGCATACGAGGTCAAATACAACTGCATGGTTAACCAAGTAGGATTTGTCCAACATCCCAGAATTGAAATGTCTGGTGCAAGTCCAGATGGTTTGGTTGATGGGGGATTGTTGGAGATTAAATGCCCAAACACAGCCACACACGTTGACACTTTGTTATTTGGCAAAGTGCCCAGCAAGTACATTACCCAAATGACATGGCAAATGGGTTGCACACAGACCAAATGGTGTGACTTTGTAAGCTATGACCCCAGGATGCCTGATAATCTTCAACTTTTTTGCAAAAGAGTTGATTTAGATCAAGCATATTTGGCTGAATTAGAGACTGAAATAATCCAGTTTTTAAAAGAGCTAGAAGATAAAGTAAATAAATTAAGGAACTTAAATGTCTAAAGTAATCTCAGAACTTAGTACCATTGTTGGCACATACACAGACAAGGATGGCAACAAAAAGAACAAATATCATAGGCTTGGGTCTATTATTGATACACCACAGGGACACATGCTTAAGATAGACTCAATACCAGTTTGTGATCCTCCTTGGTCTGGCTGGGCATGGATTAATCCTCCAAAGGAGAGAACACTTAGCTTTGATAAAAAGGATGATGACATAGGATTTTAAGGTTTTGAGAGGTGGTAAGAGTTAGCGCCTTGCCTGGATTTAGAGAATGGAAGTTGTACACACACTGCTTTATGTGAGCCTCCCAATTTATATTTACATTAAGGAAAAATTATGAAACAAATTACGATTTTTGACCAAATAAATGAAATGTTTAACAGTTCTGGTTTATTAAGCAGGCATTTTGGCACTGAGTCCAAGATGTTAGCCAGAAAGACTGACCCAGAGACATCAAAATCCTCAGCTCAGACTGTGGACACAACCAAGCTAGAAAGCATTGTCTATGAAGCTATTAAGTCTTTTGGGGAGAAAGGATGTATTTCTGATGAAGTGCTAGATATGTTTCCAAAGCATAGATACAGTTCCATCACTGCTAGATATGCACCACTGCTCAGAAAAGGCTTTGTAGAGGTTACTGGTGAGACTAGGAAAGGTAATTCTGGCAAACAACAAAGAGTGATGAGGGCAATATGACTAAAGAAGAAGCAATTACATTATTGTGTGAGCATTTTAGTGAAGGCTTGGTGCGTACGATTGTGGAAGCACTAAAGCAAGAGCAAGGTGAGCCTGTGGCTTATTTCAATCCGCAAGGCGGTTTTTACTGGGCAAAGCCAACAAAGATTGAAGCACCAGTATCAGTCAATGTTGAGCCATTGCCTCTTTACACCAAACCACAAACTAAAGGGTGCGATGAATGTGGAAATGGTGGTGGGTATGCGCTGTATTGCCTTGCGTGTTCTGAAAAGTTTTTTGGTAATAAAGAATGGGTAGGGTTGACGGATGAGGAAATTTACAAAATAGCGTTTCAATTAGAAGGTGAACATTGGAAAAAAATTGCTAATGCCATTGAAGCTAAATTAAAGGATAAGAACATATGAACGTAGAAATAGAGTTTTTAGAATGGGTACACCCAAAGGCAGGGGTTACTAAAGTTGAAG